TACATTTGTTAATTTTACCGTATCAGTATCTACAAAAGTTGTTTCTTGAGAACCCCTAACAGACATAAAATCAATTATATCTGAATATTCGTTGTATAATCTCTTTTCTACTTGTGAATTTGTTCCTCCAGTACCAGTACCACCAGTTAAATCAGTTTCAATACCCCAAACTACTTTTTTAGGTGAAAAAGATAACTTATGAGTTGATTTATTATCAAATTGTTCTGGTAGTAAGTAAGCATTTACTGCCATTGTAAAGGTAGTTCTTACTATTCTTTGAGTTCCTTCACCAACTTCTGTTGTATTATCGAAGTTATCTATACGAACTCTAAATTTATACCCACTTTTATCTCCCCAATATTCATCTGTTGCATATTGGAATGCTTCAACTATTTTATTCATATGTTCTGTGAAATCAGTCCATATTATTACTTCATATGAGATAGTAACATAGTCAGGCATTACGATATCAAACTGCTTTACTGGTCTTTGTGTTCCAGTCATTGCAGAAAATCTATCATATTTATGTTTTTTAGAAAATTTAGTAACAGTTGGATAAGATACATGGCGATTCATTGTATTTGACATCGCATCATCTCTTGCAATTGAGTTTCTCTTAAACATTATAAGAGGAATTTGTATTACACCCTTTTTATCTCTTAAGTACCCCTTCTTTTGTACAGAAGTCCATCTTTCAGGATTACCATATAAAACAGGAACCTTAATTTTCTCTTTCATTATCTCAACAGAAGGTACAACAGTATCTATCATGTGTTCGGCAATAGCCAAATCAACATCATAGAGTTTTACACCCTTACCTATTTCAATAGGTTCTCTCTGTATCTGTTCTCCTCTGTTTATGGAAGTATTTTTTAGTGGGTCAACTGCCATTATACTGTCCTATCCTGTATTTGTACTTGAGATTTTCTTACCATAATACCCGAAGCTATTAATATATTACTTGCATCTGCAAATTCTCCCTTTTCCTTATCATATATTTCAGGTGAACCACCAATCCATTGAGGTTCTTTAACATTATCTATTTCGTAATAGATATCATCATATAACATAACATCACCAATCTCTGGATATCCAACAGTTACGTTTTGAATTGCTTCTGTTGGTATTAAAGTACCATTTATATCTCTAACCTTTGGAACTGCATAAGATTCTTCTCTTAATCTTTGAATATTGAATCTAAACTCAACCAAACCTTGTCTATCTGCACCAAATCCTTCATATACAACATTCATTGGCTCCCTATCTACTATACACATTAATGTAGAGGGTGCTCTCCAAACTTTACCTAAAGATTCTCCATACAAGTTTGTTTTTGTTTCACCAACAGATACCTTAAATAGAACAACAGCTTGCTCTACTAAGTAATCAACCACCTCTTCAGAGATAGTTTTAATAAAATCTATATCTTTTGCATTGAAAAACTTTGGCATAACGTTATCCTACATAAATATTAAGGGGAACTTTCTGAATGATTGTTTGTTTTTGGTCAACCATAGCTGCTTCGTTCTCCATTCTTGTTTTTTTACTTACTTCATTAAGATTTTCTCTTAATTGTTCTATAAGAGCATCTTTTTCACTCTGTGCCTCAGCTCTAAGTGCTGCACCATCTAAAGAAACTTCAGAACCAGGAATTGGAACTGTATTATATTTTTCTCTAACTGCACCTAACATCTCTTTTGCAAGTGCAAGTGTGTATTTTCTAATCCATTGTTTACCAACATCGTTTATTTTAGAATATTTTGCAAAATCATATCCAATATTAGAGTAATCCGATACTACATTAGGAGTTATTATAGTATTATTTTCTCTAAAATCCTTTACGACCATATACTCAAACCATAAATTGTAAGTTGTTGTTGGTTTTGGAAATATTTGAATTTTATTATTAACTATATTAAATGAATGTGCTGATTTTCTGAATTGGTCATTGAATTCTATTTGTTGAATTCGTAACATATCTTCATAAATAGGCATTAGTATAAATTGTGCTGCTGGTGAGAATGAACCAAATCCAAATTCATCGATTAAGTTCATAGTTCCTTGTCCACTTACTGAATAAGGGTCAAAGAATCTGTTAATCGCAGGTGTTGTTTCATAATATACTTTGGTTACATCAATTCGTTCACCACTTTCAGATACATCACCCCAAAGTGCTTGTAAATCATATTCTTGTGAACCAGTTCCAACTGGAACTGCACCTTTTTTGATATCAGTTCTACCACCTACATTGGCTTGAGTACCATATCCTTCTGCAATAGTTACAACATTATGTAATTCTGAACCTAGCACTGAACTACCTTGATAATTAGCACCAGTAGGTTGTCCTTCTAACGAACCTAAATTATTTCTTATATTGAATTGGTTAACTTGTGCAGAATATTCACTACATGCTTCTTCAAATACTGCAAAAAAGTTTTCACCTTCTAATTCAATATCAATTATAGGATACCCTAATCTCTTAGCACACCATGATGCAACTTTTGGTGCATCTGATTGAAAGAGAGAATCAGTATCATATAAGCCAAATGGCGTTGAAGAGCCTGAAGTAAAGTCTGCTGAACCTGTCCAAATTCTAGCTTGAGACATATATCTTTTTCTCCTATTTTATCTTACAATTATACTACTATAAATATAAGATTAGACAAAACAAGGCTTGCTGATAAGTTTATATTAAATCTGGTCCGAATAAACGTTTATATTCAGGTAAGTAATCTAGTATATTTACGTTTCTTTTTTTATCGAGTGTATTGATAAAAATTTTGAAGGGTCTTAACCCATGTGTGGGTTCTTGGTCTAGATGATATATTATGTGACTTGCTCGTGTCCCTATACCAATTCTATCATCATCTAAATTTGAGTTTTTTACTTTTTCTTTAATTTTTTCTTTGGATTCATTATCTAAGTTATTTACAGATAAGAATGGGGGATGAACAACAAAATTTATACCTGGTAAATTGCCTTTCTTAAAGTTTTCATCAACGTATTTGAAAATTTCAACAATATTATGAATATTAAGTAAACTAACAGTTGGTATTATTGTATATGTTATATCATTTTCTTCTAACTTGTAAATGGAGTTTTTAACATCTTCCCATTTTGTTGGAAATCTAGAATAATAAATCCTATCTCCTATATCATCCATAGATACAGTAACTCCAACGTGTCTAAACTGTTTCCATATAGCAATTAACTCATCGGGTACTTGAGAACCATTGATATTATACTCTAATGATATTTTTTTAGATTTACCATTATTAATTAACTCTTGTAAGAATTTATAATGTTCTTTAATTAAGGTTGGTTCTCCTCCATTAAACCATAAGTGATTTATATTATCAAATTTGTTAATTAATTGGTCATATAGTTTATTTCCACGATACCATTCTCTCTCAATTGTATAATGTTGATAATTAGTTACAGTATTAAAGTTAATTTTTTGCAATGCATCAACATCTTCATTCCATTTTGAGCTGGAATGTGGTTGACATATCAAGCATTTTGCATTACATATATTACCTAATCTAAGTTCAACATTTAATAAAGGCATTTTATCAATAAAATATCCCTTTGTTATCTGATTAACTCCATGGTTATCATTTTCTCTGATTCTACGAGACTCAATTCCTTTAGACTCTCTATCCCAACAAATAGAACAGGCACTATGTTTTTCATTTTTTATAAAACTATCTCGTAGTTCTGTAAAAGTTTCACTATTTCTTATTTCATCAATAGTATTAACATTTAGGTCTAGTTTTTTATCTCCATTCATAGGTTTGAATTGAGATTCACAACAAGGAGTAACATCACCATTAGGATGAGTTGCCATATGTACAAACGGTAATATACAAAACGTGCTTTTTTCCATATATACATAAATATTATAAATAAAAAAAGAGGGCCGAAGCCCTCTTAATTTATCATCACTATGTAATGACCTATTAACTAAAATTTAATTAACGATTATACGTTAGCTAAATCTTTAACATAGATTTTACCATAGAATTCTGGTCTTACCATTTTCTTAGCGTATCTAGTCATTACACCTCTTCTTGGTGTAAAGTTAGTTGGGTCATATACTAGAGGTGTCATGATTAAAGGTACATAAGGTGCGTAAACAGCTCCTGTTTCTAGGAAGTTTGAACCTTTGAATCCTAATAAGATTTCGTTAGAAGTCATATAAGGGTTTTTGTACACAGTATATCTGTTTGCGATAGAACCAACAGTAGTTACACCAGCTGCGAAAGATGTAGCATCTTTATCAGCAGAAACTGTAAATCCTGGGATTGATTCTAAAATAGTACAAACATCTGGAGAAGCAACAACGAAGTTTGCTCCACCTCTAAGTGTCAATTGGTGAATCTTGTTAGAAACTTTGTTAAGTTTCGCTCCAAGTGTCTGGAACCAAGAATTCTTAGTGTAAGCAGCAGAGTTACTACCCGCTATCCATGCACCAGTTGCAGAGTTATACTCTTCACCTAATGATACTGACCAGTATTCAGTAGTTAAAGCGTTAGCTTTTAACATATCAAGGATTTCTAGGTCAATCTCTAGTGAGATGTACTCAGATAACATTGAAGTTAATTCAGCTTCAGCATCGATACTGTGGTAAGCATTAAGGTCTTGAGCTAATTCAGGTGTCCATACAGCCTTTAGTTTTCTAGTCTTAGCAACAATTGCTTCAGACTTCAACTCTAGGTCTACTTCTGGAATACCTAAGTCATCACCAACAGAAGAAACACCAGCAGCGTTTCCATCTTCGTAATCACCTCTGTTTTCAGCAACAGGTTGTTGTGAAAATTTGATAGTTAATCCATCAACAGCACCTGCAGTAATATCACTTACTTTTGCAAAGAATTCAAAATTTGAACCATTTACTTTAGAGTGAGCTGGGTAGAATGTATCAGCACCTGCGAAATCAGATGAAGAAATGTAAAAACTTCTTACAGCATCTAAATCAGGTCTTGATAATACATTTGTTGCAACTGAAATTTTAGCAACTTCACCTGCAGCGATAGAAGCTGATAAAGCAGAATCAAATCCTACTTCAGCCCATGATGCTGTTGCGAATGTTTGTTCACCAGTTGTAGCTTCATCAGATACGTCATTTGCAGTATAACCGAATCTACCTTCACCGTATAAACCGTTTACAGCTGAATCAGTTGAACCTAGGTCATTTCCAGTACCACCGAAAAGTGATTTTCCAGAAAATCCAGGGTTACCTGGTTGAGCTGAACCATACTTAAAGTCTAAATAAAAGATTAGACCTGAAGGAAGGTTCATTGGTTGTACACTAACGAATTCTTTCGATGCGATTTCACCGAAAATACGTCTTACTAATGGAAGGGCAACGCCACTCCACTCTTCACTACCAGCTGATGTACCAGTCTGTGTAGCTTCATCAAGCAATTGTTTTGCTTGGTTTTCTAAAAGAACAGAAATTTGAGACTGTTCTCTTTCTCCTAAACCTTCAAGAAGTCCAGTTTGTTCCCATTTACCTTTCAGTTCTCTTGTCTCTGCAAGCATTACTGATTGTGGGTTCTTTCCTTCTGTTAGTTTAGATAAATCAAAATTTGCCATTTTTAATATCTCCTTAAAATTTTTGTTAAACTAATTATTTAATGTTTGCTAATTTCTTAAATCTTTCAGCAATCGTATTAGTTGATTCAGTAATTACTTCCTTAGAGGGAGCAGTACTTGCAACTGTTTTAGATGCGAATGATTCGTTGATTTTAGCTTGTTTCTTTACTTTTTTCGTAGTTCCAGTAAATTTGAATGATTCAGCTAATGTACTGAATACCAATTTTACTTCTCTTACGTTACCTGTTCTGTCTAATGTTTCAACAACTTTCATTTTTTGTTCGTTTGTTAAATCATAAGCTCTAAACAGTTTGTTTGTGTAAAGAAGTTTTGCGTTAAGCAAGTTTACTTCGTTAATTGTAGATTTAAGTTCCTTGATAGTATCCATTGCTTCTGTGAGCTCTCCTTTTACTTCTTCAAGTTCGTTAGTTTCTTCTACAACTTCTTCAGAAACTTCTTCTTCAGACTCTTCTTCGTCCTCACCGTATCCCATTTCTCTTAGGATTTCGTTAAGGTCGATTTCTTCGTCTAAATCTTCTTCTTCAGATTCTTCACCTTCTTCTTCTTCAGAAACAGTTTCTTCAACTTCTTCTTCAGATTCGTGGTGGTCATCTTCGTGTGATTCTACAGCGTCATCAGCGATATCTTCAACTTCTTCTTTATCCTCAGCATCAAGTTCTTCTTGGTGGTCAGCTTCTTCCTCTTCGGAAAGTTCTGATTCAAGTTCTTTGATAATTGATTCTAAATCTAGTTCTTCATCATCTGATTCTTCTTCAGATTCTTCTTCAGCCATTTCTTCAGTAGCTTCTTCAGAATGAGTTTCTTCAACTTCTTCTTCAGATTCTTCTTCAGCAACAACTTCAGATTCTTCTTTTACTTCTTCAGCTTCTTCAGATACAGTTTCAGCTTCTTCAGATACTTCTTCTGATTCTTCAGATACAGTTTCAGTTGATTCTTCAACTTCTTCTTTATCTTCTTCTTCAGTTACGGTTTCTTCAGATACTTCTTCTGCAACTTCTTCAACTGTTTCAGTTTCTTCTACAACTTCGTTTTCTTCAATTTCTTCTGAATCTTCACCTTCTTCAATTTCTTGTTGAAGTTTCTGAGATAGTAGAGATTGTAAACGAGGTGTAAAAGCTTCTTCAAGAGCTATTTTAGCATTTGCAATTGCAGTTTCTCTAACCGCTTTAGCATCAGCAATAGCCTCTTTCAATAGTTTTGAATTTGACATTTTTATACCTTTCGTTAATTGTCTGTGAAAATATTAAGGGATTTTCAATATAAGATTATAATAAGGTCGGTTGTTGTGTTCATCCTACATATACTTCGTGGATATTCATAAACCAACTAATAAACCCACATGAGGTGAGTTATTTTGTATATAAATATAGATTTATAACTTAAAACTGTTATTTTCTATGGTTTTTTTTTGTTTAGGTTTTCCTTTATCTACCTTTTTCTTCTTCTTTTTAGTATA